CTTGGGGCACTCTTTACAGTTCTGACCTTGTGGGTCAGCAACGTCAGCGTCAGGGCGCTCACCATCGCTAGACCAGCAGTCAGGGATAGAAGTCTCTTCAGCGTTGTACTCAGCGCCGTAGTAAGCCTTCTGCACAGACTTGCTACCGTTGACGATAACGACGTCCATGTGTGACTCAGTGTTCTTGGCAATCTCTTTGCCGCCGTCAACGAGACGGAAGACACGCCCGCGCAGTGTGATGCGCTTCATGCTCCCGCCTGATGATTTGAAGGCTTGGGTGAAATCGTCCAGCTTCACATTTTGCAAATGCTCTGGCAGGTTCTCGCGGAATGTAGTAGTGATGTTGCTCATCTTATTTCTCCTTAAAGTGATGGCTTGCGTTTGACAGTAACAGCGTAACGGCTGTCGACGTTGAGACCTTCGGGGTACTCATCTGGATGTTGCTCCAGAAAATCTTTCATGTTGGTATCGTGCACGCGCTTGTGCAACACACCATAGGCTTTGTATTTATCAACTAAACGATATACAGCATCCCAGTTTGTTGGGTTGTAGCGCTTGGTCACACGCTTGATGACTGTGTATTTTTCAGTGGACATGCTTGTCGTGTTTTCAGCAAGCATGATGTCGATGAGCTTTGATTCGATCTCAGAAAGTTGATCTGAGTAAACCTTGTCCTCCCCCTCAAAAACTTCTCTTTTTGCTTCGCGCTCATTGCGAATATCGACGTACCTATTTGATAGGTCGGCGACTGTTTCAGTGTCAGCTATGCTCTCATCCATAAAAACTCCTTGTTGTAGTGAACCTATATTATATGTCTAAATTAGACTTTGTCAAGTGTCAGACAATTCTTTTTTGTAAAGATCAATCACTTTGTTGTGATTTGTTATGTTGCTTTGTAGCATCCGATAAAGTTTCTTCTCTATCGGACTACCTTCGATGTGCACGATCGTCATGTTGTTTTTCTGACCGGGCCTATCAATACGAGCGTTAGCTTGCAAGTATGTTTCTGTCGAAGTAACAGGAGCGTACCAGATGATAACGTCCGCCGCAGTAAGGGTTACCCCATGTGATGCGGCTTGTGGTTGGATGACTAGAACTTTTGGTTCTGACTTTTCTTGGAATCGCTTGAACGTATCTGAACGTAAACGCATACCAACATCACCATGAATAACCTCTGCGGCTATACCCGCTTTAGTTAAGTATTCATGTACCAACTCTATAGCATGACGAAACGGAACAAAGATAAGAACTTTGTTGCTAGTTTCGTTAATAACTTCTTCTACTACGCGTAGTCTTTCGGATACATCAAAGTGCACCACGGCTCCGCTGTCGCTATAAACTGCACCACAAGATATTTGTAGTAACTTGGTCATGCGTGCGGCGGCATTGACTGTGCTGATCTCTTCGCCCGCTGTCTCCAAAAGCATCTGATTCTTGAGTTCTTGGTAATACTTTCGTTGGGTGGGCGTAAGTGGGGCATCGCGGAATACGTGCGTAACAGGTGGCAAGTCCAAGCAGTCTGCCTTGGAGAAGCGGATGGCGGGTTGCAACATCTCATGCACAGTCTTCTCTGAATCAGGGCGTGGCTCCCAACGATACATACCGAAGTTTTGCATGACTGACTCGCGGAAGTCACCAAAGAATCTAGGTGCACGCTCAGGGGCGCACAGCTTACCTAAACCGTAGGCATCCATAGGAGACTGCGCGGCTGGTGTTCCAGTAAGCATCCACAACCATGTCTTGTCGGTCACCAACTTGTTCATGAGTTTCCAGCGTCTAGTCTGTACGTTCTTGTACGCGTTAGCCTCGTCAATGACGATGAGGTCAAACATGCCCGTCTTGATAGTCTCTTCCGCAATAGCAGGAATGCCGTCATAGTTAATGATTACGAAGTCGACGTTACTCTTAGCTATTTTCAATCGCTTCTTAGTATCACCGTACGCTATGTCTACACGGCGATGTGTGGCAAACTTAAATAAGTCCTGTTGCCAAGCACTCTGCATGATAGACAAAGGGCACACGATTAAGACGCGCTTGATCACGCCCGCGTTGAGCAGGTAGTCAGCCGCCCAAATTACTGAGGCGGTTTTGCCCGTACCTTGTTCATTGAAACAAAACGCCCGCTTGCGCAAAGACAAGAACGACGATGTTTCACGCTGGTGGTCGAATGGCTCAAACCCCATAGGGCGAGGCCACTTGTAGTCACGCTTGATAGGTGACGGCACATGCTTCATGTACTGGCTAAGTACGCGTGCTGCCGGAAGATTCCACTTCACAGCTACCTCGTACCGCCCGTCACCGTAGTTCATGACAACCTCGCTATCGGGGATTGTCTGCGTGATACGTGCAGGGTATTTAGTTTTAACCACGAGTGTGTGGTCGGCTAGTATCTGCATGTTATTTCATTGAACTATCAGAGTTTCGTTTGAATGAGCGGTTCTTGCTAGGGGCTTCAAGTCGGACTCCATCCTTGTTGCTTCCACCTTTAGATAGAGCCTTGACGTGCGCAACATCTTTACCGCTCCGGTCAACACCTTTGGCGTCAAGTTTTCTTCGAGCACGCTGGCGCTCCATCCGGTCAGGCAACTCGGCTCTAGATTTTTGTTGCTCATACTCTTTCTTGTAGGGTCGGGGCTTGTTTACGTAAGGCATCTTCTTTTTCCTTCATGATGATTAAGGTATTTTGGAGAACGCGGGCCTCAGCTACCAAGATAAGGCACAGCTCAGAAGCCGTGTTTATGTCACGGTCTAATAGCTGATTGTGCATCTCTTTTAGTATCTTTTCAATCCGCATCATGGGTGACGCGTAGTCAATAAATGTTGTCATAGCAGTGCTTCCTCGTAATCGTTTTTAATAAATCTTCGGTTTATTTTTTCTAACAGCTTTGGGTTTACTCGCTCGAATGGATTCCAATCGTTCGCGCATAGTTTCAAGATGACTCCTTCGTTCTTCGTCAATTGCCTCTTGCGGGATAAAGACTTCTTTGGTTGTAAATCTGTGTTCGTTTCCACATTCTCTCCTTCGTGTATGCCCAAAAGTGGGCGATTCTCTTGTTGTGATTACTGATGTCCATGAACCGCATACGGGGCACTTCATTCCATTGCCCTCAAGCCTTCCATTGCAGACCAGAAATCTTTGCTGGCTTCTTTTGCGCCGTCTAGGTCATCAACGCCAATCTGCTGAACTACCTCTACCGCGCATTCAACTGCTTCGGTCAAACGCTCGTACGCTTTAGCCCCGTGGTCAAACCCCATCTCGTACGCTTGTGTCATCGCATCAATCGTTGACGGTGGTACTCCCGCGCTACCTAATAGCGCAACCATTTCTTCTTTTTTCATATGTCCTCTCTACACAACATGACGATAGCGACACCGACAATCACAACAACTGCCCCGCCTAAACACAGTAAGAGAACTGCCCACGCGATTGTTTCAAGCATCTTGTTCTCCTATTTCTAAAAGTTTCTCTTCCAGTCTACGAATGCGTTGGCGGTTGTATTCAACAACGCTCATTGCATACTCAAGCGATTTCTCTGCTTGCATCTTGGATATAGTTGCGTCACGCATCTCTATCTCAATGATTTCTTTTAGCGTTCTTGGTCGCAACATATCCTTGAAGAAAGCTACTATGATTTCTCGTTTAGTCATGTGTTCTCCTTTGGGGGTAAGTGTTCAAGATGGTTTTGTGTCTTCCAACCCATTGCATCAGCGTAGCCTTTCTGATACGCCGCATCGACTGCTGGCTTGAGCATATCTACCGCTGTCTCAGTCAGTTTGGTTTGAATCTCCAACATCTCTGTCAACTTAGCAATCAGTTCGTGCGTCATGTGTTCTTCTCCTTTAATCTTTTCTCCGTTGCTCTAACTACGTCAACCCAGTAATACAGGTCGGGTAGGTTAAATTTAAGTTCGTTGATATCTTGTTCAGACAAACCAACCCAAGGCTTCTCCAACTCTTTAACTCTGTCAGACAAGACACGCACCAACTCAGTCAGCACAGCGACCTCTGCGATTAGTTGCTCTCTTGAGGGTTGAACACGCATACGCTCGAACAGCTCTCGCTCTTCGGGAGATTCTTTTTCTACGTTCACGCGTTCACCTTTTTTGCTTTAGTTTTCATAAAGTCAATGTCGGGTTGCTCTTTACGTAACTCTGCATACTCTAGCTGTACACGCTGAGCGTTAATTATCTTGCCCGCAGTGTTG